ACATCTTCTTTTGAGCAAAATAAGGTTGCATAGTTTCTAAGCGTGAAGACTTACTGGTTCTTGGACTTTCTTTTATTTCAAGACCAGATATAAATATTTTTTCTTCATCACATCGCTGTCTCAAGTATTCTCGTAGCATTTCCTGATAGCCTACACTCTCTACTCGTACCTTTACTGGTTTGAATATCTTAAAATACTCGATAATGCTTTCTGCAAGTTGCATGGGAGTTGCCCTTTGGCGGTAATACTGGAGAATATACCTTTTGTTGTTTTCGTCTACCGCAACGGGCATGATTACAGAGTAGTCTGCCGTCTTGCGAACCGAAGAAGCAGGGTCAACCCCCATAAACACATTTACAGGAAACTCTTCTTTATCATTCTTTAGATAATGATTTCCTACTTTGTCAATTTTTAATTCATAGTCATGATACTGAATATACTTCTCTTGAAAGAGCTGATCTTCATCACCAACAATTTGGCACATATATTCACGATAAAATACACTAGCTCTACCAATAGATTCTAATTCTTCTTTTTTTTGCACTAATTTAGCTATAGGCTGCCAATCTTCCCATAATGCTATATTCTTATCTAGGTCTGGAGCAAAATGCATATTAATCCAGCCCTTCATTTCTTTTAATATCTCTACCATACATCTTTGATGCTGTGGTGTCCCAATTACAATAATCTTACCTTTCTTAGGGTCTAATGAAGGTACAGCACTCTGCAATAACCAGCGTAAGTTCTGTTCCATTGCTTCAGCAGTCTTTGTATTGTTTTCATCTTCTGGATCATCTACAATAATCAATGTAGGTCTTTGGCTACCTACCTTAATACCACGTAACTGCTGACCTGTCCCTTTGCATATAATCATTGTACCGTCTTTAAGCTCTATTTCTGACTTTGCCCATTGCTTTGCACTGTGTTGGCCCCAATACCCATAGATTTGTCTGAAGGCTTCGCTGTATTCTATAGTGTCCTTGATGGTGCCAAGGAGCTTGATGGCGTGATCTTGGGTACGGGATACCAACACAATAAGTTTTGCTCCACTGTCATTCATGATGTGGAAAAGGGGGTAAACACCTCCTACAATAGAGGATTTAGCATGACCACGTGGAGCAATTATATTTACTTGTTTATTTTTATTATTTGTAATAGCGTCTGCTATCTTGTAATGAAAATCAGGAGATGCAGCAGAGAACATATTAGACATAATTACTTTACCAAACATAATCATGTTAGTTTTTAATTTATCTTGTATATAGTCTTTATGCTTTACTGACATTTTTCAATATAATACTTGATGACATTTTCTTAATAGCGTTCAATGGCAATATAGTCATTAGGTCTTCTCTGCCTTTCCTTGTATATACTTTCTTGTAAGAATCTCGTACATGGTCTGCATAATCTCCCATATCTACTGATGTAGCAATCCATAGTCTTAGAACTTTTGTGCATACCAATATAAAGTAATCATGGAACTCATACGCAAAGAAATCAGCGTCTCCATAGATAGAACCTTTGTTACCATGTACGTTTTTTATCTCTAATACAACATATGCATCATTTGGATGGATATTTTCTTTATTAAACCTTTTAGAGCTTTTAACATCTACCTTAAAAGGAAAATTAACTATATAATCCCAATGATTATGTATATCATCATGATCTGAAGATTTTTTATTTTTAAATCCATAGACCTGTAGGCTTTTAACAAAGCGTTGCTCTGCCTCATCGCCATATTTATAATATTCTTTAAAATTTACCACGTTTCTTTGGTTTCCAAGGGCATTTTCTTATATTGTCTACCCTTGTCTCCAATATCCCCCCTTTTTCTAGTCCGCAATGTACATTATCTTGGTACTTACCAGCAAATGGACATTTCTTTTCTTTTACAGTGCAATATGAAAACAATCAATCATATTCCAATGAAAGAGTATCGTATAGATACCCATATGTTTCCATTTCACGCAATGCATCTATAGCAATATTTGTTACATTGCTATCTTTGCTATTTTGCATCACAGCAATTACATGTAAAGCTCTAATAGCTACATCTAACTGCTGATTTTTCATACGATCGTCTGTTACACCATCGTATTCTCTTTCTGCTTCATTGTTGTACTTCATTCGTCTCGGATTTCCTTTGCAATGTTAACTTCTTTTCTTCTTTAGCAATAGTATCCGCTATTTGCTTCGTCATATCCACCTGTATCGTGTCTGTTATCATCTGTTTATTAGGCTTCATCTCTAATAGATCCATTAGATAGTCATTTGCCTTTAAAAAGTTGTTAACATCGCCTTTATTTTCAGCCATTGTTAGCGCACGTAGTATATTATCTACTGCAAACTCTTTATTAATGGCTTTATCTAGTAATAATTCTTTGATTTTCTTTTCGACCATACGCTTTGCTACCTTTTGTTTAAGGAATCTGCGTACCGTTGCAGTGGGGACTTTCTGGTCAGGTCTGTATATCTTACCAAGAGCGTCATAGTCCACTTTTCCATCCTCAAACACCATTTGTGCATATGCGGCAACAGTATTTTTAGCACGTACTTTTCCAGATTCTTCTGCATCCCATGTCCTTTTAGGGTTTGTTTTACTATACACCCCATATTCATGATTTGTTAAAAAATTTATTTTTGAGAATCCACTATCCCATCCTACTCCACAGGTAAGTTTTATAAACGTTTTCACTCTACCGTTCTTATCTGTGTAGTTCTTTCTATCATAGCATTCCGCTACATACCCATCATCTGTTAAACCCCAGTCGCCAACTTCAGCCTGACGCCAATATACGTAATCAAGCTTCTTTTGTTTAGCTTGATCTTTCGTATATACTGGATGTTTACCAGTTTTCCCATCTATTTTTCTTGTTATTTCCACGTTTAGCTATATGTACATAGAGCTATATGGCCATATAGCTATATGGTTATATATATATCTATATGTTTTAATCCATACTCTCATTAGAGTTTTTATCCATATTTAAGTTTTGCTCTATTATCTTAGATATGATCTCATATTCAGCACTAATTGACTCTGTAATCTTATTTGATTCCTCTACCATCTTGTCATATTGCTGCTCGGTCATCACCTTCTTTTCCCAATGCCCAGTATTCATATTAAACACTTCATATTCTTTTTTGAGCTTACTTTTCATAATACACTTGAACTTAATATAGCTAACTTACACATTACAACGCTTTAAAGGAATCATTAGTTTCATAATACTCTTTTCAAAATTGTAACAAGAATGTGTGTGGGAGGAACATATTACAAGTACCCCCCTTGTAATTGGGTTGCCTTAATTGAGAACCGTTGAGTTGGTTGGTTTAGGATAGATTGGTTAGAAGTGTCAGCTCGCACACTCCCTGACCCAGCTATCTTAACCATGCACTCTTCGGTCACACCATGTGCTCACTACATTCACACACGTATGCCCATGATGAGTACATATATAAATCCCTACAGTACTGTAACGTACTGCATGTCTTTATCTTCCTCTATGTATGGCACTTCTGCCTTAACTATACATAAAGGATAATAGTATGCAACTATTAAAAGACATCAAAGATATAATCTTTTCTAACAATATATCAGAACCAATTGTAATGCGTTCAGCTTCTGGTTGGTACATTGGTAAAGTATACAAAACACCTACACTAATTGCGCCATACGACAGACTAACTGAATACATGTCTAAAGAAGATGCTATTGCACTTCTTGAAGTCGAACAGCCTCTTGAAGTATTTTCTTACTACTCAAGATAATAATAAAAAAGCCCTACATCCGTAGGGCTTTTTTCCTCTATGTATAAACATTACCTAACTAACTACTAAAGGAGTAATCTTATGGGTATATTCACTAAAGTATTAAAGAACACAGCATGGTTTACTGTTGGTGTTACAGCTATAGCAGTAAAGAAAGCACATGATGGAATCAACACAATCATGGAAGAGGTTGAATCTGGCAGACCTCAAGAACTTGTCAGACAACAGTGTACATTTATCAAAGAGAAGGTATCTTCTACTACACAACGTGGTAAAGATGCCAGTTTACACGATAAAGCTATGGACGAACTTGAGAAAATTAAAGCTAAGTTTAACAGATCAGCATCATGTACAAATTAATCAATCTATTACACAATCTAGTCATAGTCGTACTTTGTGCATTTCTTGCTACAAGTATGATCTATGGAATGGCAACAGTTATCTGGCTCCTCTTTGGAGTCAGGTAACTAATTAAGTAAGGAACAATCATGAGAGCAAATACTAAATCTCAGTTCAAAAATACCGAACTGAAACAACGTAAGGGAGGTAAACATGCCCCCTATAAATCTACTCGACTACAAGACAATACTAAAATTGCACATCTAAATACTGCAATTATTGGTAGAATAGGCGAAAATCGAGTAGAAAATCACTTACTTGAGAATGATTATCAAGTATTTAACCAAACTGCAGACACTTGGGGAATTGATCTTGTATGTTTTAAGCCAAAACTTTGGAAAAATGAATGGAAGATCAATTTAATCACAGTACAAGTAAAATATCATACTATTGCTTACAATACTTCCTATGGGAAGTCATTGAAAGTCAATATTACTGAAAATCATGCAGATTGGATCGCAGTACCTATTGATCGTGGATTTGTAGATGATTATGAACATATTATCTACTATCCTAACGAAAAGAAAGGCATCCGCCATGTACGGGAATTTTCTTTCAAAGAGAAATACCTCGAATCAAAGTATAAAAACCAAAACCCACGCAGATGGGCTACAAATTGGTATAAATTACCAACACCAAAGCCTCAATCTGGTTGGAATAAACTCATACAATCACGAACATCTTGTGATTAATTACTGGAGGGGGTTGTGCAAACAAGTCGCAACCCTCACACCTTCCTCTATCTATAAAAATCAAAAGGAGTATCTTATGCTACTAAGTGAATGTTGTGGAGCTAAAGTCATCGAAGATTATGACCTCTGTTCAAAATGTTTAGAACATTGTGATAGTTATGATGACGAAGAAGAATAAAAACAGCTTCCTCTATTTTTGGATGCATGGTGCGTCCAATTACTAACCATAAAAAAGGAGTCATTCAATGACTAAAATTAAAGATCTATTAAAATCGTTTGCAGGTATAGCTAGCAAAGCACCTGAAAGACCATATGAAAGCGTATGGTTGCAGAAAAGCAAACAAAATGATGACGGAACATATCAGAACATCAAAACAACTGTAGAACAGATGATGAACGATACAACTGATGAATACATTTACAATGTATGGTCAGAGTTCTCAGAAGATGGTGCTGAAAGTTTCAATACATTTGTAGAAACTGAACTTATTCCTAACGGCATGAGAACACTTGAAAGCACAGCTAGAATGTCTAAAGATCAAGGTTCCATACGATACATGATAGCACGACCAATGAACAGTTAACATCATACAAAAGCACATGGGTACATCCTATGTGCTTTTTTTACGCTTCGCTACACTCAGCGGAACAACTTTTTTTAAAAGGTGCTACGCTCAGTAATATAAAATTATGGACTGTCGAACAAGAAACAAATTGACTGTAAGTGCAGTTATTAGTATATTTAAAGCCCTTCACAGGGGGAGTAAACAAGACATCTATAACAAGATTTTACTTATGGTTAGGTAGAACAAGTACGCTTGTACACAGGGGAGCAGTATCTATATGGTACTGCTTCCTTTATTTCTAATAATATGGAGGAACATATGAGTAACTATAAACAAATGTTTCAAGATGCTATAACAGATACATTGTCAGAGTTACATTGTATACATCATCCAAACGTAGAGCTTAATTACATAGAAGTAACAAGCTTACAAAAAGTATCTTGGGATGAAACACCAATTAAAACATATCATGATATTGAATACTGTCCTAAATGTTTTGAAATACATGAAACAGGAAAAGAATTTAAACATGATATAAAACCTAAACCATTATTCACAAACATAAAAAGGAGCACTAATGCAAAACAATAATAGATCAGAAACAGATCAAATGAAATTAGAAGCAGCAATTTCTACGTTAGAAAATTATCCAGATGATTTAAATATGATTAGTCAAAGCATTGATGAAATCTATAACATCTCACATAAACTACTAGAAACTACAGTTACTACTAATAGGCAGCTAATTAATGTAGTTAAACTATTAACTAAAAACATACAAGATGTGGAGGACAACTTATGATAACAGAATCAGATATTATCTTTGATAATTTAGCAGAAAATGTGTTTCCACTTCTTGAAGAAGCAATTGATCGAGAAGCATCACATATTATGGATGAATTTAACATCAACCCAGAAACAATGGTAAAACTAATCGAATCTTGGTTGCACAATGCAAGTAAAAACGATTATATACCTAATACAAAATGGAGAAATGTATGAGTAAAGTAGGAACATTTGCCACAGTTGCAAAAGGTGCTAGTTATTTAGCACTTGCATTAAATCAAATGTTAAGACTAGCTACATCAGGAGCTAGGTTTGCTATTGATTCTTTTGCAGATAGAAGACGCTACAATATAGAACTACTTGTACAAGGTGCTACCATTGAGACTAAAGAGAATCAATCTGGTGCACAATTAAGTAGAATTGTACGTATTATGGGAGAAGTTGGCGTAGACCAAGCAATTATCACAGATGTGAAAAAGGAGACATCATGATGATATTTTGGGACATTCCATCTTGGATGTTAGTAATTACATGGTTTGTAACAATGAACATAGCCATAGTTGTAATCGCACATCTATGGTTATGGTTTATTACATTATTTAATGAAAAAAGGAGTAAACAATATGAAAAAATACAAAGATGAAGCAGGTTGGACTATAATAGATGAAACAGTAGATATAGTAAATGAAACAGTAGATGAACATCTAAATGCTTATAATCATCTAGTAAATGAAAAACTATTAGATCGTGAAGAAGATATTAGAGTGCTAAATAAGAAAATAAGCACACTAAGACTAGCTTTATTAAAAATACAAGCTACAGACTTTGATAATTTGCATGAAAATCTAATAAAAAAGGCTTTAAGCTATGAATAACGTAGAAAAAGTTAGCAATACGGATAAAAGACCAGCTATAGCTTTTGATGACGCAGGTGAAGTTGGAATAATACAAATAGCATTGAGAACATATAAAAATAATATGGAAAAATGGAGAGTTGACGCTGGAGGAGACGATTTTAAAAATAAAATCAATGGATTATTAGACGAATTAGATAAAGTAAAACAAATGTTTAACAAAAAGGGGTAAACAAATGATGATACTACACTGTGGTGGACGTAAAGTAGATTTTACAGATCTACAAAACGTACCACTACCAGAAAAAACAGACACTTATACACCTGTAGCATTTGGAGATTTAATCACCAATGCACAAGAAGTAGCAAGTGACTTATTAACAGAACAGACGTTCAAAGAAGGACATTATGCTTTGGCTGGTAAAGACCAAAGAATGTTCGCAGTATTGAACTATGAAGGAGATAACCCAGATATGGGAGTATCTCTAGGTATAAGATCCAGCTATGACAAATCTATGTCAAATGGATATTGTTTTGGAGCAAACATAACAGTTTGTGACAACATGATATTTGCTGGAGACTTTACCATTATGCGTAAGCATACAAAGAACGTATTTGAAGATCTCAGAGACCAATTAGTGTCTACACTATATAACTTTCAGAGAAATTCAAAATTCCAAAATATAGTTGAAGATAAGAAAATCATGCAAGATACACATCTTACATCAGACGCAGCGTATGAGTTTCTTGGCTTACTATTTGGACATAAGGTCTTAAAAGCAAGACAACTAACAACAGCAGTAAACTGCTGGAATAAACCACCATACCTTGAATTTGAAGGTAAAACTATGTGGGGATTGTATAATGCATGTACAGAGGCACTAAAAAGTACACCTCCTAATCATATTATACAAAAACACATAAAACTGCATGAATTTGCAACAGCTTAAAAGGAGCAAACAATGATAAAAATACAACAAGGAGATGTATTATTTAAAAAAGTAAGTGGAGAAGAGTTCAGAGCACTTCGAAAAAAAGAAAGTGAAAAACAGTACCCTAGCTGGACTATTACCTCTGGACTAAAATCACACGAAGTTAGACTAAATGAAAATAAAGCACTACATAATAACAAATGTACAGTTGCTTTAGGAGAAGCTACTGGACATCATCATCGCTTTGAAACAGCATCAGATGGTGCTGTAGTAACAGCGTATCGTACCAGTTATCATTTTGGATCTAACAACCCACAAGTATGTGACTACGTTGCAATAGAAGGCAAAGATGGATATGCTACATTAACACATGAAGAGCATAATCCTGTCACAGTACCTAGTGGATATTACAAAATCGAAATTGTAAAAGAGTTTGATCACTTTTCACAATTAGAAAGGAGGGTAGTAGACTAATGGCATTTGCTAATTACAACGAAAGCGCATGGAATATGAAAGGTAATACCTTAGAACTAGAAGATTATATAAATAAGTTTAAAAACTTAAAATCTAATAAAGTTCACATGTTCAAAAGATGGTTAAATGGTAGTCGTTATGTACTATTATGGGGAAATAGCAAAACCATTAACTTCACATCTGATTGGTCTTTAAGATCATATAAATCAGAAAATCCTAGTAGAGAAATAGAAGCTTGTATTGATATAAAAAACAATACATTAACTATATTTGATCTAAATATACTAGAAAAAGGAGCTAATGTATTTGGTTATAAATTCTCTTGGAACGTCACAGTATCACATCACTGGGGAACAAATACTTTATATGAAGGAACTAAGCATGAAATCAAAAGTGCTAAACGTTGTACTGAATTAAAAAGTAAAAATCAAAAAGACTTTCCATACGCTTGGAATGGAATGAAGATTGATTTAGGTACATATAAAGTAATCAATAAACCACCTCAAGAAGTAAAAGATAAATTGGATTATTGGAAAGAAGTTACTAGAATCCAAAGAAATGCATCTTCTAGAGCAAGAAGAGCTAATCTAAGAGCGTTAGAACGTTTAGATATATATCGTAATACTGGAAATATTAACGATATAGAAATGGAAGACGCTTTTAGGCTATTTAATGTATCTGAAAGACGTGAAGTCATTGATGCATTTGGAATGGATACTATTCTTGCCAATTGTGAATCTGAAGTCTTAGATAAAGACGTAGTAGATGATAGACCATACGAAGTAGTACGAGTTAAAGTAGAAGATAAAACAATGCCAGACGGATCACGTTGGTGTAATTATCTACGAATGGTAAATCCAAGTACATCTGAAATTCATTTTGAAGGTGTACCAAATACTCAAAGTACAGTGCAAACAGCTTTAAGCTGGAGAGATGGAGACGCAGGAGCTTACGTAAAACCAATAGTGCTTACATAATTGTGAAGCAGTGTGGTTCCTTCGGGTTTGCTCCTCCAATTGTTGAACTCCGCATCGTTCGACAAACTGCACTGCTTCCTTTATTTGCAAATTGCAATCACTGACGGTGGGGACACTAGACATGCATACAAGAGTACGTACTCTTGATTGCACACTCGACCTCCCCACTAGACGTGTTAACTTAATAAAAACAGGAGTTAGAATGAATAAATTCTACGAAATACTGAGAAATGAAGACTATAAACCATTTGTAGAAACAAAAGGTGGTGGTAATTTCTCAGCAGACTATGTGTCTTGGGCAGTAATGCATGATCATTTGAAAAGACATTTTCAATATGTTGCATATAAGACACATGAATACCAAATCACTAAAGATGGTACTACGCTAACTTTACCATACATGCTATTACCAAATGGTACTGCAGTAGTTAAAGTTACTCTTACATTAGAAGATAATGAAGGAGATAGACAAACACATGAAGAATGTCTAGCAGTACGTAACTTTAAAATGAGTGCAGAAACATCTCCAGATGCTGCACAAGTAGAAAATACCATCAGACGTTGTATAGCAAAAGCAGGTAGCATGTTAACTGGTTTTGGTATAGAACTATGGTTTGGAGAAGACATTAAAGATCTAGATTATAGACCAGAAACATTGAGAAATGGTCAAAAACCTAAAGAAGGTCATATAACAATAGATCAAAATGTAAAATTAGATAGACTTAGCAGAGACCCTGTATTCAAAGGAACTGATACGTCTACTAAAGTAAAAACTTTAATCAATTCAAATCCAACAGAAGAGAAAGCACAAGCTGCTATTGATAAATTGGATAAGAAGATTAAAGAACTAAGAAAAAAACAAAAGGAGGCAGCGTAGATGCCGTACGAAAAAACAGGAACAGTCAAATCTGTGAAAATAGATTATGACGTTGAAAAACAGTGGGGGAATTGGAACCCCACTTTTGATATGTTCTTAACTATAACATACAACGATGGACAAGACTGGGATAACACCTTAGAAATCTATGGAAATGTAAAAAAAGACATAGAGACTACGGATCAAAAGTCTTGGGGATCAGCATTTAAAATAAAGAACTTCTTTGAATCAGTATTTAAAGAAAAAGATCTTTATATGAATAATGATTACACAATTCCAGATAAATGGTGTGACGTAGCTATAGGAAGACAATTTATGTTGTGTTCTTATAAAACTACAAAACTCAAGAAAAGCGGTAAGCATTTCTGGGACACCTATAAGATTGTTGCTAGATCAGATGCAGCACAAGGTACATTGAAGACGAAAGTCATGAAAGATGTACAAGATGGATGGATTAAGAACTATTTTACAGAAGATATGGATAAAGATATTGAAACATCTGCTCCAGCAAAACCTTCTGCAAAAGCCGATTTCGATCTGGACATTTAACATGAAAGTACCAACTGTTAAATTCATAATAAAGAAATGGCTGAGAAATAGATTAGACAATGGTATAGAAACAGTCGCTTCTCATGAAATTGAAACAAATTTGGTCAATTACGGAAACGAGTATTGGGGGAAATTACATACCCCCAGTACTTATTCACGTGCTTGGAGACATTTAAAAAGTGGAACCGAGCTAGACGATATTGATGTTTCAACGATTAAAGAAGTTAAGACAGAAAGTGCGGAGACAACATGGAGACTAATAACTGGTGGGTAGAATACGCTACCACAAGTGTTAGCAATAGAAATCATCTTTGCAAACTAGAAGAGTTTCCTAGTATAGCAGCACAACATCAGAATCTAGAAATATACAGAAGTATGTTTCTTTATGATGCTGATATTGTAGAGTTTGTTGCTAAAAACGATACTGTAACTGGATTCAACGGAGTACAAGGAGTAGATAAACTTGTTATTGACATTGATTACATTAAAAATGACAATAACATGGGTAACGAAACACGATTAAAAGTCTTGGACGTAATTGACAAAATGGAAAAACTTTTGATACAACCAGAACATTATAACATATGGTTTTCTGGTAAAGGTTTTCATATACATCTTGGCAATGTCTACGGATTTGAAAATTCTAACCAAGTGGCTAAACAAGTAAGAGCAACCATGCAACGTGACTTTGGCGAACATATAGACATTATATATGATAGCAGAAGATTGATACGTGCTGGACATTCTTACAATAAAAAATCAAAGCTATATAAAATACCTATATCTTATGCAGAATTATCTGAATTAGAGTATTTAGACATAGCTGAATTAGCACAGGAAATTAGAACTAGCTACAAACCTCATAAAATTACTAAAGAGGCAGTAGTTGGATTAGATCCTATGGATATGAGTCGTAAAAACATTGAAGAAGTACGTAAAGTATTCGACAATGCAAAAGGAATATCTACAAGATACATTACATGCGTACAGCATATTTACAATGCTGGACATGTACCAAATAATAGGCATAAACACCTATTGGCTTTAACAAGCATATGGCGAAAGAAATATGCTTTTGATAAAGTAGCATGTGATCATCTTGCAAGAGCTTATATGACTAAGATGAATAATCCATTGGATCCAGTTGAAGTTAGCAGAATCGTTAGTGACGCTTTCAAAAATGATTACAATTACGGTTGCAATCATCCAGTACTACAACCTTATTGCGATAGTAAATGTCTATTGTATAAGTACAAAAATCTTGATGAAGAAACAAACATATTAAATGCTGAACAAATGATTAGTAAATTGATAGAGCATTATACATCAGACTTCACAGATAGATCTTTTGACTTAAAAGACATCTTTACATTTATGCCTAAAACGCATTTATTTACCTCTGGTCAGCTTATTACACTAATAGGCGATACAGGGTTAGGTAAAACAGCTTTTATTAGTTATCTCATCACACAGCTACCTAAGATAAAAATACTATTCTTATCTTTGGAAGTAGATGATTTAACTATGTCAAGAAGATTCTTGCAGGCAGCAATGAAGAAATCAAAAACAGACATTATCAACATAGTGAAAAGTGGAAATATTAATAGTATAGAAGAAGCACAGAAATCTATAGATAATATTCAACTAGAAACAGTAAGTCCTGATATACAGGATTTATCTAGCTTTGTTGCAGAAACTGAAGCAAAAATAGTCGTTGTAGATACAATTGATAGAATACCAGCTAAATATGCTGGAAAAGATGACTTTGCTAGACAAGAAGTAATCGCAAATGGCTTAAAAGATTTAGCAATGAAAGAAGATGTTATTGTGTTAGCAGTACATCACATTTCTAAATCAGCATCTTACAATTTCAAAGAAACAAATACATTGGACGTGCATAGTGGTAAAGGCAATAGTGCCATAGAACAGAAATCAGACCAATACATTGCATTTCAAGGTAAAGAAATGAGTAAGGCTAGAGTAGTTAAATCTTTAAAAGCAAGAGACGAATCAAAGTTTGAATTGCTTCTCAACTACAATTGGGATACTTTCACCTTTGATAAAAGAAACTAATAGATAGGGCACAGGTTCCTTTATTTGTGCCCTATTACCACATACCGAGGAGGCCAGTATGGCAGTAATCGAAATTCATTTAAAAAATGAACAACTATATAAAGTAGAAGGACAAGACGCTGTAGTATATATACATGATCATGATATAAATGAGATAACAACAATGACATTCCAAAAACAGGAAAGGCTTAATGAAAACTGGAAAGACAATAAATCTCTTAGGATTTCCCTTAGTAATGAGGATATTGATCCAAGACAAAGAAAGGACAGCATGGATAATAATACTATGTAAACTAATAAAAATATCTATAGGGTATTCAACATTAGGTGGAGATAGTATTCAAATAAGCATCGGTGTAACTAAATTAGAAATATTTACATCATTCACTATTAAAAAAGGATGGTTTGCATGAAAATACCTAAAGCGAACATACAATCAGAAATGACTATAAAGTTAATACACTTATTAAGTGAGTTAGAAATAACAAACAGACAAAGAATGAGCAACGATGGTAAAAAACACTTAGATGACATATGGAAACTATTAGGACAACCAACATATCAAGAAATTATAACTGCAAAAGAAAAGGCTGAAATGAAGTCAAATCTTGAGGAGGAAGAATGAGTAGACAATCAATATATGTAAGGCATAAAGATGAAATATTTGAAAAATTGCTTAATACTTATAAAAAATGTGTAAATCGTAAAGTTAAAAGTGCTATATCTGATGAAGATTATGGTTATGCAAAAGCATTAGAATGGGTTTTAGATTTGCCATTAACAATCGTAAATAAGGAAAATAAAAAATGAGTGGCAAAGCACCAAAACAGAAAGGAAATAGAATTGAACGAGAATGTGTAAACCTAGCTAAAGGCTACGGTTTTGAATCCAAACGTGCTTGGGGATCTGATGGTAGATCCTTAGGATGGCATGAAGAAGTAGATATGGTTATAGAGCTACCTTTCAAATGGAAAGGACTAGATCAACCATTCAAATTTCAAGTCAAAGGTCGTAAGAAAATTGGAGAGCTATACAA